TCCACCCCACCGTGATATTCGACTGTAGAGGCTTCTCCGTAAGCTTTTTTTAAAGCTTCGGCTATATTTTTTATGTCTTCTCTATAATTTGCCCAGATAATGACCTTGCCATCAGTTTCTTCTAATAACTCTAATAGTGCATCGATACGATTATTTTTTAGTGCCGTAACTGTGCCATCATCTGCCTTAAAATTACCACAAGTTATTTGATGCAGTCTCATTAGTTGTGTCATAACATTTACAGTTGTCATGACCTCTCCGTTATCTAGCATAGCCAATGCCATTTGTTTCATTTGTTTGTATGCTTTGTCTTGTTCCTTAGTTAACTCGACATATCTTTTTGTAAATATTTTTTCTGGTAAATCTAAACAGTCTTCTTTGAGTACACGATAAGAAAATTTGTCTAGTATATCTGCAAGTTCATCTAGTCTTCTGTAAGATACTACAAGTTGTACGGACCTACCGCCGAAATTTCTTTTGACCATGTTTGCATAGCGCGCACGAAAACTATAATAAGAAGCGTGACCCAGATGATGTGGGTCTAGGAATTCACATTGACTAAACAAGTCAAGAGGTGACTTTGTAACTGGTGAGCCGGTTAGAATTCTACGATACTTTGCAAGATCCCCTATTTTTAAAATGTTTTTTGTTCTTTTAGCTGTCGGATTTTTGATTGTCGTAGATTCATCAATTCCAAATAAAGCTCGTCCAACAAATATGTTAAGGAAACTATGCGCAAAGTCCAGTCCTTTTGACGTAGAAAATGCTTCTACGTTCATTATCAATATCTTAAGTTTGTGATTATCTTCAAAAAGTGTGTCTAACTCAGCCTGTTTTCTCTTCGTAATGTTCGGTTCCCACAATACTTTTGTATATTCTATGTGTTCTGGCATGTGTGTAGGAAACTCTATTTGATCCCAGTTCTTGTACACACCTTTAGGCGCTACAATCAGAGCCCCTTTGATAGCACCCCTGTCATATAGGATAGCTATATTATCAACGAGGACCTTGGATTTACCTGTACCCATCTCCATAAAAAGACCGTATGTCTCTGCAGCCCAGGATTTTTCTAAGGCTTTAAGTTGATGCTCGTATGGCTTAGTTTTAAACTTATAGTTTTTTATCATATTTTAATTTTTCTTTCTTGACATTTATATAATCATCACTATCTTGAATGTCAACACAGAAAGTATGAAATGAGAAATAAGTTATTTGAGTTATATAGACCAAAACAATTAGCAGAATTTTTAGAGTTCTATAGAGAGAACCCTAATGAAGATTTTGTATATGTTTTGCAACATCCACCAAGAAATATAAATATTTTAACTGCATCTGACTATGGTTATTTAGTTATTTGCTTACCAGAAAACTCACAAATGTTATTTAGCCCACAACCTTTTATACATAAAATGAGAAAAAATTTACAGAATTTTAAACCTACTGATTATATACTTTGTTCTGGCGATCCTGCTATCATAGGATTGTCAACAGCGATTGTAAGTGATATAACACAAGGTAGATTTAATTTACTAAAATGGGATAGACAGGAGACAAGATACTATCCTTTAAGTTTTAATTTATTTGAGAAAGGAATAGACGATGACAGAAATAAATTTTGAAGAAGACCAACAAGAAATTATAGAGAAGACTGATATTTCTAGTTTGGCTGGATTTTGTAAAGAGCTGAAAGCTTACGAAGATGAGATTGCAGATCTAGAAGAAAAAATAAAATATAAAAAAGAAAAAGCAGACAAGATTAGTTCAGAGATAATACCTAATATGCTAGCAGAGCAAGGGTTATCATCTTTGAAACTCGCTGACGGCAGTTCTGTAGAGGTAAAAAAATCTTACAGTTGCACCATCAAAAAAGATGATGTTGAGTCAGCATACACATGGCTTCGAGAAAACGGGCTAGAAGACCTTATTAAAAATGAGGTCTTTGTTACGTTCGGTAAAGGCGAAGATAACAAGGCGAAGGATCTCCTGGACCTTGCGGAGCAAGAAGGTTATGAGCCACAACAAAAGTCTAAAGTTGAGCCCATGACATTGAAAGCTCTTTATAGAGAGCGTGTCGAGGCCGGCCTCGACATGCCCTCAGATCGTTTTCATTTATTTGTAAAAGATCAAACTAAAATTAGCCGGAAAAAATGAATCATGAATAAGGAGAAATGAAACATGAACCAAGTAGCAAAAAAAGAAAAATCAGACGTAGCTCTAACGAGCATGTTTGAAGCAGACGCTAACACGGGTTTTGGCAATATGGATCAAGACGATTACGCATTGCCATTTCTTAGAGTGTTAGGTCAACTCTCACCCGAGTGTAATAAACGAGACGCCAAATATGTAGATGGTGCTGAGCCAGGTATGATATTTAATACCGTGACTAAGTCACTTTACGATGGTGAAGAAGGAGTTAATATAATTCCTTGTTTTTACAAACGGGAGTATGTTGAGTGGAGTGATAGAGGTGAGGGCACAAGTGCTCCTGTAGCTATACACACTGTTGACAGTGGAATTATCAAAGAAGCAACAAGAGACGCAAGTTATAAAGATAGACTACCAAACGGTAACTATCTTGAAAATACAGCGTCATACTTTGTTGTAGTTGATGATGGTTCTCAAGCGTTAATTTCTATGAAATCTACACAACTAAAAGTGAGTAGAACATGGAACTCAATGATGAACAGCATAAAACTGAAAGGGAAAAATGGTCTGTTCACACCGGCTATGTATAGTCACGTGTACAATCTTAAAACAGTACAACAATCAAATGACAAGGGAACTTGGTTTGGTTGGAATATTGAAAAGGTTGGCCCTGTGCAGGACAAAGGACTGTACGAGGCAGCGAAAAGTTTTGCAGGAAGCGTAAATAAAGGTGACGTAACTGCAAAGCATGGTGGTGACGGCGAAGCTAAGTCTAAAGACGAGGTGCCGTTTTAATCATGAAGAAGGAGACGCGTAAGTATATCCCCCCTTACGCGTCTCTGACGTTTGACGAGTATTGGTTAGAACAAGATGAGTTGTGGGATATGAGTTTGAAAGAATCAAAAAAACAGAAAGAAGAGAGGATAAATACAATAGATGAGCGAAAGAGAAAGCTATCAAAGAAAATATTACCGTACGAGAACACTAGCAAAACTTAGAGACAGAGTAAAAAGGCTAGAGTTTAAGTTACACAATTTTATGAAAAGCCCTGAAGGGCAAATGTATTACAAACGTAAAGCCAGTGAATATGGAAAAGAATGGCGTAAGGAAAATAAACATTTATGAGATTCAAGGGGATATTTGAGGGCAACAACAGCGCATACGGTCGGCTGATACTATCTGGTAAAAAGGATAGCAGAGGCAAAGAGAAAGGTAAACCTTGGATCAAACGAGAAACACCTACAGAACAAGTTTGGATAGATCATATAGAAGGTAAACAAGATAGTGATGGTAAATTATTACCAGCTCTAGGCATCATACCAATAAACGAAGACAACAAATGTAAGTGGGGTTGCATTGATGTTGATGTATACAATTTAGATCATAAAAAAGTTATAGACAAAATAAAAGAACTTAAGTTTCCTTTGATAACATTTAGATCTAAGTCTGGTGGAGCTCATCTTTTTTTATTTGCTGATAAATTTATTCCTGCTTTTCTCATGCAGGATAAACTGAGACAGATGTCAGAGGCATTAGGTTACGAGGGTAGTGAGGTATTTCCAAAACAAACAGAACTATTAACTGAAAGAGGTGATGTAGGTAACTTTTTAAATTTACCGTATCACGATGGTACAAAAGGATTGCGATATGCACTAGATGAAGATGGCAAGGCACTTAGTTTAGAATCATTCTATTCTATGTACGACAAGTTTGTACAGACAGAGGAACAGATTGACAGCATACAGATAAAAGCACCACCAAAGAAAAAAGAATATTTTGAAGAAGGACCACCTTGTCTTAACAGACTAGCAGACGAAGGGTTTGGAGAGGGTGCTAGGAACAATGGATTATTTAATGTTGGTGTTTACAGAAAAAAGTCTAATCCAGATAATTGGGAAGACATGTTAGTTGCAGATAATTTAAATGTAATGGATCCTCCTCTTGGTAATACAGAGGTACAAGCTCTTATAAAATCTCTTAACAGAAAAGGTTATGACAAGTATAGATGCAAGGACCAACCTATCTGTGGTGTTTGTAATGCATCTAAATGCGCAACAAAAATGTATGGTGTAGGTTACGATGAAGAACAAATGCCTACGCTAGCATCACTGATGAAAGTTACATCTGTGCCACCGCAATGGTTTTTAAATGTAGATGACAAGAGAGTCGAGTTAAAGTCAAAAGAACTAAGAGACATAAATTTATTTGCTGAAGCTGTGCTAGATCAAGTCAGCATTGTTATACCTGAAGTTACTGCAAAGAACTGGAGACAGTTATATTTAAAAAATTTAGTAGAAGGTGTAGACGAAATTGAACCATTAAAATCATTAGACCCTAAATATTTTATTGTAAACTTATTAAAAGATTTTACTGTAAACAGACCACAAGCAAAAAAGAAAGAAGATATACTTAGAAAGATGGCATGGACAGACGAAGATAACTTTTGTTATTTTAGAATGGATGATTTCTATGCATGGGCAAAAAGAAATAACTGGGAACTAGACAGAACAAAGACTGCAGGTTTGATAAAAGATTTAAAAGTTTTTGAAAAAGAGGTAAGAATGACTTTGAAAGGACAGACACCACATTTAATAAAAATAAAATCTTTGAAAGAAAAGGTTGATGAAAAGCCAGAGATAACACAAGAACCTTTTGAGGAGTCACCATTTTAATGAAAACAATAATACTAGGACCACCAGGTACAGGAAAGACGACAACACTATTAAATTTAGTAGAAGATTTTTTACGTGATGGTGTAGACATAAAAAAGATAGGATACTTTTCTTTTACAAAGAAAGCTGCATGGGAAGCAACACACAGAGCAGAAGAAAAATTTATGATCGATGCAAAAGAGATACCTAATTTTAGGACGTTACATTCTTTTGCTTTTAGAATGTTAGGCATGAACAAAGAACGTGTGATGAAACATCCAGACTACAGAGATTTTGGGTTGAGGTGTGGCATACCTATCAAGACGGCATGGTATAGTGACGAGGATGGAGTATTTAATTCTGACAACGAATACCTGCGTTTGATAAACAAAGCTAGAGTTTTAGAAATACCTGTACTAGATTTATACGATAAAAACGAACATCAGATAGACATCGAGCGAGATCTATTATATCTTTTAGATCAGGAACTTATAAGATACAAACAGGAAAAAGGACTCTACGACTACGATGACATGTTGGAGCAATTTGTTAGACAAGACATATCACCATCTTTCGACGTATTATTTATTGACGAAGCACAGGACCTCTCACCTTTGCAGT